ATCCGGCGTAGAGTTGCCATCACCTGTTCATGCGCCCAGTCCATTAATTCCGGACTTACAACGTGCTGGTGGGCAACGTATGGAGCCGTCTTTTCAATTGCTAGAAAGGAGAACTCTTCCACGTCGATCTGAGCCAACTTGCAGACGTACAAGTAGTAAGCAGCTTGGATTGGATACGCATACTTCCAGCACTCTTTTGAAAAGCCGTCAGGACTGCTGTCGATGGTAGATTTAACATCGTAGACAATTCCCTCGACCATGCAGTCAGGCCGAGCTTTGACAGAAATACCAGTACTGGGACACTCCGCAAAGATTGACACCTCGTTCTGCCGGTCTGGATGCTCAAGCACCTTCCGGAAGGCCGGATTAGCCATTGCTGACTTAGCCATCCCCTTGACCATGTACCACTCGCCTTCGGTCAGCAGCACCTGATCCGGACCTAAGTCCTGCTCCATCTCAATATAAGCCTTGGACCGTCTGGTCTTCGGCCCTTTAATGGCTATCTCCCTATGCGGCTCTAACAGTATGCCATGTAATGCAGAGCCGATGAGGAGAGCGGGGCTACTGGTAAATTTCTGACCCTTCCAGTGAGCCAGAGACTTTTTCCAGACAGTCTTAACTGTGGTCGAGGAAATATCAGCAGTCGCGTGATAATCCTCATTGGTCATACCAACTATAACACCCACTTTTTAAAAGTCGTGTTCTAAGGTATTAACCTCTTCCATAATTCGGTCTTGTTCGACCTCGTCTGCTTTACGGGCAATCGCATCGAAGTATGATCGATCTATACGTTCATTCTCAGCCTTCACCATGCCAGCAACTGCAGTCATACTGTCGTACAGTTTCTGATCTAGTGTGACCTTATTCTGCAGATCGGGGCTAAACCGCATGATATAGTATTTAGCACCCTTATCGGTGGTCTGTTTGTCAGCCGTTAGAGACAGTCGGTAATTAAAGAACTTACCATCTGACGGGATGCGCTTGATAACATCATGGTAGAACGGGCCGTAGTTCTTGCGCTTGAGCGACAAGATCACCGGCTCATTTTCTATGGTACGTGTTTCTCCGGAAGCCGTCTTGCCGGTGTATGATACTAGACCACGTATCACACGATATCGATCACGGCCTTCGTACTCTTTCCGCTGCTCCGGAGTCATCTGAACCGACTGCTCATAGGTAGGCATCCCGCACATTGTGCCACCTAGTTGATCACGGGCTTCATCTCGTTTATTGATAATAAGTCTGGACTTATTGACCAGCCTACCATCATCCCAGTGCATATACTGTACGTGATTTGATAGAGCATGAAGCACTACGCCGTCCTTGGCATAGACACGTTCATCATCAGTATTTAAAAAGAATGCGCCCAACGGAATTTGGTTGCCGCCTGTATCTTCGCCCTGAGAATTAATCTTTAAGGCCGGTATTCTAACCGATTTAGGTGCATCTGCAGCACCTAGCATATCAGCCAATTCATCTGGCGTCATGCCGCCCTCTACGGGAATTATATCAGACATTTTGTCTCCTTGATTTGAACTATCATTTTACCATAACTAAGTGGCGTTTGTCAACGACAGTTCTTCCTGATCAAGCCAGTTTTTTCCCATTGTTATTTCTACATCGAAAGGTACTACAGGTTTATATTCGTAGCGTGTCTGCATATCTATATCTATGCGGGTCATTGCTTCGACTAGTATGGATTTGACTTGTTCAGTCTCATCAGGATGTGTGTCTACTACTATGGAGTCATGCACAGTCAGTATCATTTTACTCCTCAGACCAGACTGTTTGAATAGTCGGAATGCTCGGATACATGCTAGTTGAACCATGTCAGCGGAGAAGCCTTGCACTGGGTAATTTAATATCTGCGTACCATTGCTAACACCGCCGTTGCTGCGTCTTACTACATTGGGCCAGTAGTACTGCCGCCCAGACGGCGTCTGCACTATTCCATTTTTTAGTACTCCGGTCTGCAGTTGCTTATGCCAAGCATGGATGCCCTCGTATATTTGATAAAAACGACCAAAGTATGCTCTGACGTGTTCTGGAGAGCCATATCCTGTACCTCCAAAAAGGGGTAAAAATGTGTTTGGTTTTCCGACAGTTTGGCGTTCTTCCTTAGTGACCTCGGACGCAGGTTTTTGCAGAATAATACTCGCGCTCTGGGCGTGGATATCCTTGCCTTCTAGGATATCGGCTAGTCCTTGCGCGTCACGGCTGAGTTCCACACACGTCCTAAACTCTAGACCTGAGTAATCGCACTCGATAAGATTGCCATCATCAAACCTGCTGACAATAGCCCTGCGTACAGGGAAGCCTCTTTTGGGCCAGTTTTGAGAGTTAGGATTGCTAGAAGACAAGCGACCAGTACTAGCGATACATTGATTGAAATTTGCATGAAGTATTCCATTCTTGCGAGTTCCTCTTTTCAGTCCCGCGACGAAACTGTCCAGATAAACTGTGACAGCAGACAATCGGGATAGTTTTGTTAAAAATTCTACTGCCACTGCCTTATTCTTGCGGGTGGCTACCTCTATGAGTTTCTGGATGGTTACCTTGTCAGTCTTGAAACCACCGGCAGCGGCGTAATCAGGACCAAAGGGTATCATCTTCAAGCCAGCGGTCTGACCAGTAGGCTGGTAGATTGCCCCAACGCCATTGCAGGCTTGGCATTTAGTGCGGTTCTTATACGGCTCTTCGGTTTGGATGCGGTACTTCTTGCCCAGTTTAATTTTAGTCTTGACCTTGAATTTCTGTATTGATCCGAAGCCATTGCAGACGTTGCAGCACACAGCATTTGTCCTCTCAGACACTTTGGTGGTTACCCTAACTGCGTCAGAGAACTGAGAATTTGACATCAAAGGTGGTCGTAGAGATTTACCAGCATCATTCGTTCCGATGTTGAACGTTTGCTTGTGCAGAGGCTTATCGACAACGATACGGGAATATACTAATTCGGACATGTCATCACCGCTGTTCAGATTGAAAGGCTTATCGCCCATCACGCTCTCACCGATGCGAGTTAGGTCATTCACAAGCAGTGTTTTCTCCTGCTGAAATTCGTGTTCAACAGTCTCAAGCGCGTCTAGGTCAATGGCACAGCCATCACGTTCCATTTCCACCAAAACGATAAGCATGTCGTTCATCTGGTCGCGAGCAGTAATAAGAGATTTATTTTCTTGCGCGTCAAAGTCATCCATTTGCGCTAAGTACAATTCAGCGGTAGTTCTGACATCTGCTTCTGCGTATTCCAGCATAGTAGCCAGTGGCATCTCAGAGAAATCTACCCCGTCCCGAAACCAATGGTCGATCAAGTCTGATTTCTTCTGGTTGCGGAGACCTCGACGTTCTGCGCAAGCCTTCAAGGATAAAGGTTTGCGCTGGGCCTTCGCCAGAAGAAACTCGCTAATCATAGTGCAGTATACTATTTCTGGCACGTCAAAGCCTGCTTCTAACAGCCAAGACACATCGAATTTGGCGTTATGGCACACCAGCAATCTTGCCGTCCGGAGAGCCTCGCGGAGAGACTCTGTACTGTCCGATTGTGGCTGTTCTACATGATAGTAAACTGGACATTGGTAATCATCCACATCATCCCAGCCCAGCCAGCCGAAGTGTGCTGATACGATCTTGTTGCGAGGATTATACGGACTATTGTCTATGCGGCCTTCTATTCGCTCAACAGTGGTTTCCAAATCTAAAACTAGGATATCATTCATTGGCAAAATCCCTGAGAATTTGCTTCTTGAGTTTATCTGCAGGTACGCCATCCTCTAGTTGCTCACATATGTAATCTACGAACTCATCGACGCTGCACTTTGTGTGTTCTGGGCAGACGGCGTCTATTTGTTCTACCGCCTTTGCAGATTTCCGAGCGGCGATTATATCTGGCATCGCGAACCGTTTAATAAAATCTTGTGGTGATTTGCAGCGGTAGTGTTTCCTCTGACCACCATACACGCCCCAGCGTCCTGTTGTGGGATAGAAGGAATATCTGTGTTTACTTTCGGGATGGTTTACCCAAATCATAGACGCACCTAGTTTAGGTAGGATTTTAAAGCCAGCCTCTGTGAATACTTCAATTGCTTCGACTAAAAGGGGGTCATTCTCACACAACATATCGATTTACCTCTCCCTGCAGATTGCAGACAATCGTGCCATGCCATCCGGATATTTTATTCTTCATAACGGTGATGTAACGGGTCGGATCATTGTCATCCTCTCCGCTTATAATTTTACCAATGCCAAGCATGATGTCGGATTCACTCGCCTTGCCGACCTTGGAGCCTTCCAGCATAGACATGGTCAGTCTGGTCTTACCCTCGGCTTCCGCACTAGCTTGGCTGTTACCTATGACGGCACAATTGTGGGTCTTGGCTAATTCTCGTAGGCGGTAGTACAATTCTCTCAACCGCTCATGTCCCGAATTAAACTTGCCTGCGATCTCTACTTTGTCAGCCATGTCGATCATCACAATGTCTGGCTTTTCTTTATTTAAGAAGCCATCCAGAGTTTGGATATCCCAGCCTTGTGCATCCACTAGAATTAGTCTGTCTCTAATACCTGCATATCTGGCTGCAGCGGCGGCAGGGTCTAAGGCAATCTCATCTCGGCTCATGCCAGTGTACGATCCGATTGCACGTAGTTTCGTGCGCTTGGAGACTTCCTCATTGCAGACGTATACTACCTTGGCACCTTGCTGACAGAAGCCTGCCGGAGCGGCACACAGACTAACAGCCAAGGCCGTTTTGCCTACGTTTGAGTACGCCGCAATGACGCCGAACTCGCCTCTTCCAATCCCGTAGACCTGTCGGCTCAACGTCTCTATGTTAAATTGAAATCG